TCCCCAAAATTTAGGTTCTACAAAATTCTTATTGACGGTAAAGATGAATACACCATTACCTACATTTTCTTTTGTGTAAATTCCTTTGCTCATAATAGTTATATACTCTTATTCGTTAATCATTAAACAAATCAACAGCTTTCGCAACCCAATACCATATCACGAAATAAAAAGCGTATTTGGCTAATCTTTCGCAAGCTTGTGAAGGCTCTAACCCAACAATGAAATTCCACGTATTATACTCATGTACACAAATTAGATATGATATAATGATAGAAACCAGTATATATATAAATCTTCTCATATAAGTTTTAACGCTTCTTGTATCCCGGCTTCCAGTGCTTCCTCGTAGGTGTCATATACTTTATAGCCATTCCCTTTGTTTATTTCGTTCTCCATCCAGTCGCTTTCTTCTGTTGGAACATTGAAATCACAAAAAGAAAGCTTCCATCTTTTCCCAATAACAGGTTCTACATATACATACACACCTCTTATTTCACGCAGCCACTTTTGGGCGATATACAATACTGGACACAAAAATTCAACTGGTTCGTCATCTATTTCCGTACAACACGACATACTTTGCGGAAGGTCATATTTTGTAATAACCTTATTGCGGTCTATTAGGTGTTCACACTTCCAAACGAAACCTTTCTCTTTCAGCAGCTTCGCTGTCTCTAATGTTACAAGTTCTTCGGTCATAGTTATTTCCCTTTCAATTTCTTTATTAGTGCATCAGCATAGTTAATTGATTCAATAGATATTGTTTCAATTACATCTATCTTACTATCAGGGTGCTCATCCAAAAACATTCCTAAATTTTTCATCCAAAAACTATTTGATATTAAACCTTGTATAGCGGATTTTGCCAATTCATAACGCCTTTGCTCCCAATCAATAGCTTCAAAGTTATCAAAGAAGTCGAGTTCTGACACTTTGAAATACCTACCATTTACTAAGGCAGTCCCATCATCATATAAGTCTTCAACCTCTACAATCTCTCCGGTTGATTTTATTCTTGCTTTCATAACTGATTAGTTTTAATATGCCCATTTTCAATGCACCAGCACAACATCTCATAGGCTGCATCAATTAATAAATCATCAGTAAAATGTTTGAGGCAATCATCTATATCTTCAACATTTCGATATGCTATGGCATCTCTTTCAATCATCCATGCAAACAATATTTGTTTGGATGGAAATGGATTCAAATAATGTGGCAGCTTATCGAGAATGTCCTGCAAAGTGTAAGTTTCATGATAATAGTCGTAATTCGTATCGGCATCCGGAGAGGTTACAACCATGTTGTCTGCATCTGATTCATTCCACTCGAAACACATGCTTCCATCGCTTGTATCCAACCCAAGCTCCTGCAAATGTTCCATCTGTTCGACTGATAATACATATTTTGATTTCATAATCATTGCTTTTTATTAGGTATTAAATCATCCAAATACGCCCATTTTTCAATGGCATCTTTGGAGCACTCGTAATCATCGCACTCTTCATCGTCCCAGCACTGCTCTGTTACATTCCAATAGCGGACACCGTAACCAGTTCCAGTGCTTAATTTCCCATATACAAGGCATGGTATCTGCGGATAATGTTCATTTTTGTATTCTCCATGAGCTTGTGGCACTTCATCTTTAGTCTTGTGCCACACGCTATTAATGCGCCATTCAGCACCGGCAATAAATCCTTCTTTAAATTCATCTGCACCACATTCGCAACAATCGAATGCTGTATTATGACCGTTACAATGTTCGCAATATTCACGTTCTGAACATGGATAGGTTCCATTACAATTATAATGCTTATGAATTGCTTCCCTTGCTGCTTCTTCTACTGTCTGTTTCATAATCAATGACTTTTAATTTTCTTATATTTACCACATGCTAATATTAAATTTCCACTTTTGTGTAATTACTAAAATCACAATACAAGTATTGACACCAACTACCAAAGCGATATTTATCATTTAAATACCTACATTGGGAAGTCCACTTACTCTTTGTAATAATCTCGTACACCGTTCCTTTATGGATGAAAAGGTCGCCGACTTTTAAATTGGAAAGTTTAACTGTTTTCATTTCTTCCTTTTATTCCGTTCCCGATTGTCTTCCGAAACACACATCTTGCACCATGATGTCTTGATTCAGAACCACTCTTCATCCGCTCCGACCTCTACCGAAAGCCAGTCCATGAGGAGGGTTATAAGGTTATAAATAGGTTTCATTTCACTAAACTTTTATCGCGTTGGCAATATTATCCGCATCCGACAGCTTTCTTACCAGCACATCAAACGCTGCTGTACACCGCTCTGTGTTCATATTGACCGTTTTCCCGATTTTCAAACTATCGGAAGCAAGGTTCATCACCCTTGCTACATTTGAAAGCTTCAAATATTCCAACGTGAACCCGTTGAACCGTGCATCTTTCTTCCGAAGCTCTTTAATCCTTTCGTCAAACTGGATGCAGGCGTAATCACACAATGTCCTTGCAAGCTCGAACCTTGCAATCTCTGCGGAATGGGATATGCCGTTATCGTCGAGAACCTGCTTGAACTGCCAATACAGCATATCCACGTGCTTGTTCACTTCTTCCGTGTACTTGTCGTTGCAGTTGGCGAAAAACTCGCTCCGGTCTGAACCGATAACGCTATTTACAGTACACTCGTATTCCTTTCTTGCCTTATCGGCATCATTCAAATACTGCTTGAATGCCTGTTTGTAATAAGGCGTTCTCTTCATCGCATGCAGACACTCGATAACCTGCCCGCAACAGATGTCGTTCGTGAGCAATATGTTGTAGGTGCACAGAACTACAAGACTCTCATATTTGCTGATTATCTGATTTGCCGTGTCGGTAGTCATTGCCTTGCCTGTTCTGCCTTGTTCATATTCTTGTTTCTGCTCTCTGTTGCAAGCTCATCAATCATGCGCTGCCACTCCAATTGTTCGATTTTCTTTTCAATCTCTATGTCCATGATTATTTACCGTTTGTTTCTTATTTGGATAAACCCTCGTTTTTCGCATTCACGAAGAAGCAACAAATCTTCTTCTTTAATTTCGCATGGCGTTTCGTGGTTGATGCTCATATACCGTGAAATTCCGAATTTCCTGCATATATCGTTATAGAAACGCTTTTGTCGACCTTTTGCCATCCAACAGATTGTTAGTTTCATACGTTTTACCCCTATTAAAACTCGCTTGGCTTCTTTTCCAGACCCTCGTATCTTTTTCTATTCAATTCAGCAATCAATTCATCCGACATCCTCAAGGCGTTGATGGCAGATTTGTCACCGGACAGTGCACGTTTTTTAAGTTCCTCCCGATATTCTTCGTAGAACATCCCATTGGTTGTTCTTTGCTCATCAGCCATGTGTGATTTATGCTCATTCCATGACTGGCTATCAGCAATAGCACAACGTTCTTTGTTGTATTCACGTAACCAGCCCATAATAACTTGCCCGTCTATGCGGTTGTAACTTTCTCCATATTTCATTTTCATTGCATTTTTGAAACACAATTTGAAATCGTCAGTTTTCATGTAAGGGTATTCCTCAATGATTAAGTCTACGGTCATTGCAACCTGTGTGTCAGACATGGTATTAACCACATTGAAGAACGCCAAAGCGTCAGCAATTAAAATTACCAATATGGCTCTCGCCTGCGGCTCTCCGAGTTTTCTGATTATAGTCCCTATGGCCGGCTCATTGCTTAGAAATACATCCTCAACTTTTTTCGGGCGCAGAGTTTCGCAATATTTCTCCGGCGAGGTCTTTAAGACGACTAACCGATTCTCTTCTTGTGGTGACAGTATCAGTTCGTTTCCCATTATAATTTCCTTCCAATATTTTAGTAAAGTTTGCTTGTTTGAAAATCCAATCAAAGTCACATTTCCAATTGCGGTCATTAGCTCCCAGCAGAAATGGGGATTGAAGAATGAGATTGAAAACAGTCCTCACTGACTCTTTTCCATACTGGGCTATCCGGGCTTTTACAGCCTTTTTTCTCACATCGGTCATTGATTTTATCTGCTGGAGTCTATCTTTGAATGTGGAATTATAGTATTCCATCAATCCGCTGTAATCAATCTTTTCAGAAAGAGAGGGCGAAGAAAGCTTGTCTTTCTTTGATACTCCGTCAGGAGTATTTTCTTTCTTTTGCTGGGAAGATATATCTATATACTCTCTTTCTTCTTCTTTCTTTGTATTTGTGCCCTCCGTGTGCCCTGATTTTTGCAAAAGTTCGGATTGCGGCAGATTGTTGTTCACAGACTGTGCCCCAAGTTGTGCCCTTAACTGTGCCCATTCGGACTGTAATTCTTTGATTTTCTTTTCAATATCTGTGCCCTTGCATGTGCCCTTACTTGTGCCCATTGGATTATATTCTTCATATTTACATAGGGTTATAAGGTTCATTCCCTGATTGCACTCAACAGTTATCATACCTTTTTTCTTAAGATGTACAAGAAAGGAACGCACTTTCTTTTCAGACCATTTCCAGCGTTGAGATAAAAATCTTATGGATGCAGGATATTGACCTCTTGAATAAGAGATTTCTCGACCTCCGATACTCTCCTTTCGGGGCGTTGCCTCAAATCGTGCAGACTGGATTAAGTCTAACCACGCTTCACAACTGCTAAAAGTACGGGCTTCATTCCACATTTCATTCGAGAAAAACCTGCGGCTTAGCCTCAAAAATCCTTCGTCCATAGTTTTAGAATCTCACGTTTGTTAATTGCCTTCCTTTCGAGTAAACTGCCCATTTCCCATTTCCGCTATCAAACAACCGTAAGTCCGACACCTCTCCGAAACGTTTGATATTACCGCATAAATCCACAATCCAGCTACATTCTTTGGAAGGATGCGGGCGGATGGCACGACCAACTATCTGATACCACATAGCAAGTGACATTGTAGGACGTGCCATAACGACTGTATCAAGTTCCGGATAGTCAAAGCCGGTGGTTAATACCCCGACATTCGCCACTACCGAAATTTCACCAGCCTTGAACGCTTCAAGTATCCTTTCGCGCTCACCTTTTGGGGTGTCACCCGAAACGATTGCGGCTCCGGGTATAGACCAGGTAAGCCGCTCCGCTTCTTTCAGAAAACGGGTAAAGACTAAAATACCTTTCCGTTTTCCTCCGGCTTTGGGATTCATCAGTCTTTGGACAATATGAACGAGATAGCCGTAAAAGTCTATCCGTTCATATTCTCTTTGAACTGACCTATTTGTATAGTCGGCACCAGTAGTATTTACTTTCAAGTTAAGTTCGTTCCATCCCAAAGGATTCATTGGATAGTAATTCAACTTCGCCAAATAGCCCATATCTAATAGGGTTGATACCTGTACATGATAAATGACCTCTGAAAAGACATGAGGCTTTGTCCGGGTGATAAATTTCAGCATAGAACCAAAGTTACGGCTGGAACTTAAACGATACGGTGTAGCTGTCAGTCCAAGAACCTTACACTTCACCGCATCAAAAAAATCTTTGTACATACCCTCTTTAGGGTTAACAAGGTGGCATTCGTCCACGATGATGTTCTTGAAGTGGGTGAACAGTTCGGGATGATTCTTCACACTGCCGATGGTGGCGAATGTTATCCGGCTTATTTCTTTTGAGTTGAAGGAAGCCGAATAGATGCTGCAATCAAGAATACCGTATGAGCAGAGTTTCTTGAAATTCTGTTCGAGTATTTCCTTCGAGGGCTGGAACACCAAGGTATGACCGTCAAGCCTTGCGGCTATATCCGCTATGATAAGCGACTTTCCGCTGCCCGTAGGTAACACCATAATGGCATTTGTTTTCTTCGCCTTGTTATTGAAGAAAGAAACGGCAGCATCAGAGGCTTTCTGTTGGTAATCTCGTAATACATAACTCATAGCCCTTTCTCCTTTCGTAACTTCTTATTAAGTGCTTTGTAATACTTGATTAGCTGTTCGTACTCAAAATCAGACATTTTAGAAGTACCGGCAGCTTTCACCTTCAGCAAATCAAACTTCTGTTGACCGATTTTAGCAATTAGATTCACCCGATAGCCTTCCAAATGGTCGGCTTTGAACCTGTTGCAGTTGTGCATAGCATATCCATTAGCAATGTACGTATGAGTATCTGTTTCCATTGCAACAATTTCCATTTTGCCCAAATAAGTGATACTTTTGACTTTTGTGTCATATTGAGATTTCAGTTTTCCCAATTTCTCAATATCGACTTTTTGAATCTTAAAAGGTCGAACACGCATTAAGAATTGCAGTTTTTCAACATTTGTCCCTGTAATTAAAAACTGCCATGCTTGGTGTTGCTTTTTAAATATTCCACGCCTGTCGCAAGATTCCATTGTCTGTCTACAAGTCTTTTTATTTCCAGTAAACTTTTCTAATAAAATCTTGATTTTGTCACATATATCCATATATTTTTCGCATTGAGCGATTCCTACACGAAATCCATATCTCAATGTACCATCAGGATTTTTGATTTTTTGCTGGCAAACATGACCATCCGCATCAATCATTCCGGCAATCCATCCACTTTCATAAGACATATCTTGTAGTACGACTTGGAATGGTTTACATACGGTGGTAGTAATATGGTTTGTATGCGGCCCGCTCTTATGTTTTCCATGAAGATTTACTCCATTTATCCACATATTTTGCGTTTCACACCACTTATAGGCGGAGCTGATTTTATCACGTGTAAGCCATTTATGATTGGCTGTCGTTTTTATTTTATCGCCATTTTCAAGTTCTACTTCATACACATCTTGAATATCCCTTTCTACAGATATAACTTTTCCTATTCGGTATCTTCTTGATGTTTTATAGATTATTTCTTCATCAAAGGCAAAAACTTCTTCGCCTACTTTAATATCGCCAAGTTGTTTCCAAGTGAAATCTTTCATAAGAATTAGGCTATCAGGAGTCAAACAATGGCGGCATTCGGCATGGCAATTATTCTCATCAAACCGTGTTGCCAAATGTGTACGACTGAAATAGTGCCCGCAGTCTGCTTGTGTAAACGGCTTTATCTGTCCACACGAGATACATCTAAAATACCCGTTTGGCATTGCATCACGAAGCCGGATAAAAAGGGAAAACTCCTTGTCGAGCTTAGCTTTCAAATCCGGCTTCTTCTTTATTGTTATCCCTGCTTTATCAAACAGAGGTAAAGGCTTGTCTTTCTTCTTGGCCTTTGTTCGTTTTATGTAGTATGGCATTATTTAAATCCCCATTCTTTCATGTAGTCAATGTTTTCAGGAAATCCCTCTACTAATTTAGGACTAAGGAATATTTTCTCACTCTTCAATGGAGTGCCTCCCCAAACAGTAGCAGGGCATTCTTCATATTCTTCTTTAGAAACTTCACTTACATTAAAATGGGGTTGGAAGCCATATCCCATTACGCTTTCCCCTAAGTAAGTACCAAACTTCTTTAAAGCCCATTGAAATGCAATATCTTTATATAGGTAATGTTTAGAAAACACAGCCACATATATTTTATGAGAGAAATTTCCTGTTTCTGTTAAGTCAGGATTACATCTGATACAGAAATACTTAATACGTGAAAGTATTTCTTCAACAAACCTTTCATGCTTTTCGCAATCTTCTTTCGTTAAGAACTCTTTCCCGTCATTTGCAATGTAAATAGTCTTGGTAATTTCTTTTGTTTCCATGCTGTTTTTTATTAAAGCCCCGAAGCGTATTCTCCGGGGCACAACCATTATTTACTAACCCTTGCCATTTATGTGTGGCTCACATTTATGTGGAGATGGGGCGATTCGAACACCCAATTAAGGACTTATCCTTTTGCGCTACTTCTAAGGTTAATTACTCCTTATATCTCACGTACCGTACTTTCTACCATGTGCACCTCTCGAAAGTCAAAAGCACTCCACTGCGCACCCCCATTTTCGCCCGCCCCATCTTCACAGACCGGACAGGCAGGTTAACAAAGTTATTCCATATAAGCCATTGAAAACTCTTTCGGAATAAACCGCCCGACCGGAATAGGTTTGGCTGATTCAATAGCCGTGTGAATTTCTCTCTTTTTGAACTCATGTCCCTTTTCTTTGGCTTGTTTCTCACATTCTTCCTCTTTGTTTTTGAGATAGTGGGTAATAAGCATCATCGCTCTGTCAACGTTGAAGGTGTTCACGACAAAGGTTTGGACTCTTTCGTCTTCATTCTCCCCTTCCGTGAATGTGACTTTCGTCTCAATCTGATAGAATTTCTTTTCATTGGGCTTGGAATCTCCCTCTTCTTCATCTTCTTCCGTTACAGAATCGTTTAAAAGGAATGTATCTTTTAATTCTTCGAGGGTGGCATCATCTATCTTGCGTTCTTTCAAATTGTCAGTAAGAATCACGCAAGAATCGAATTCCTTGACCATTGTCAAGGTGAATCCGAACATATAGTTTAGTTCGATGTAATCTTTCAAGATACTACAAGAATTCTCCAATCCGGTGGCATACAGCAGGAACTTATGCTTCTTGTCCCCTATTTGTGCCTGTGCAAGATAGGGATATAAGAATTTGTTCTCGTTCTCGAATGCCAAGCGGTTCTGGTTGCTGACTTCCACTTCCTTGATGCCGTCAGCTTCCATACTGAAACGAATTTTCGCCAAAATGTCTTGGTCTATCAGCGTGCCACGGTCAAAAAGAATTTCATTCCGTTCGATGGTTACTGTTTCACCTGTATCTTCATCAATGAAAGACTCCTCTCATGTTTTGAGGACACGTTTTGCAAGGTACATGTTGAGCATCTTTTTCGGGTCAGATGTCACATACCTGATTTCTGTTTTTCTTGTTTCTATCATAGAAATTCTTTATTGTACATTGTTTAACAAGTGCTTCTTGTAATTAGAGCGTACAAACGATTGTTCTTCGTCATTTAAAGAGTATGCCTTTACCATGAACTTCATTGCCATATCTTCGTTATTGTCGGACAACGGATAGTAATCAGTGGCAAACTTGCAAGAAAGCGTTTCAAGACGGTCGTATTTGTTGCGAACCTCACGAACACGTTCTGTTATCTCCTGTACTAATTCAGCCGATTCGGAAAGTTGCTTTTCGTATTCCTTTTTATCTTTCTCCGCTTGTTCTTTCATTACCTTGTTCTGTGCGGCAAAATTTGAAATCTTAGCATATAGTTCATTGGAGTAAGCCCAGCCTGAAAGAATATCAAAATCTGAGTTCCCGTTGAACTTGTATCGTTCACTCTTTTTAAGGTACTTGTATTCACTTCCAAGTCTATTCCAATCGTAATCAACTTTTCGTAAAGACTTTGCACTTTTCAGGATTTCCGCAACCTTAGTAGCTTCCTCAATGTCAGTAAAAGCAAAACCATCCAAAAGTGGGATAGAGAAATACTGTGTGTCGGCAGGTTCAATCTCGAACAATTCTGGAACTTTCGGTTTATCTAAAAGTTTAATGCCTTCCTCCATCATGCGGAGTTTTATCATTTTTTGGACATCTTCGTCCGACAAAGCGATTATTTCTTGCTCTGTCATTTCGCTAATATTCTTCATAATCTCAATATTTTAAATAAATTCTTTATTACGTTCAATTTCTTGTTGTGCGTAGATAAGCATCTGCTGTTCATTTGCGGCAGGTAAGTAAATGCCAGCTACTGATGCCGACCAATTTCGGAAACGGTCAATGCTTAAAGTCATTTCACCTGTTGTCAGCTCGGCAGAACTGCGCAAATAGGTTACTTCATTGCCTTTCTTGTTGACCATCTTACGT